ACAGATGATTCAGGTGGTACATTACATCCTGAATTTGTTAAGATCGTTTCACTACCAAGGATTAGTACTGCTCCATTCTATATTGTAGTTGAGAGACTACCATTTGGTACATGGACAGCAACAAGATCAGATCATCCTGATACAACTCCAATCTATAAGTGTAATGTTCAGTATGATGCTACATGGATTACTAGTGCAATTGATTCTGGTGGAGTATCAGAAGATGTATATCTATCACAGTTTGGTGGAGATATAGATCTTGGTGATTATGTAATTATTGATCGTGAAGATACTACCGTCCCTGCTGATGGTGTTGATGATCAAGGTGAACTATTCAAGGTTGAAACTCTCCTATCACAGGTAGCTAAGAGTTTCTACATTAAGAATGGTTGTGATACTGCACAAGAACAGTCAGTATTCTCTGTTGATTCTACTGATGGTACATTAGTAACTGGTGGTGATGCAAATATTGGTGGTTCATTGAACCTAACAGGAACATGCACAACACCATATATTGATGCAGATACCAACAGAAAACTTAAGATTACTAATAATCAAACTGTTGATATATTCAAGGTTGATACTTGCACAGGTAATACAGAGGTTGGTAATCAGCATGGAACAGTATTCATGCTTTCTGAACAGTTCGGTTCATCTCCTGCTGCATATAGTAAAGATAGTGATGTAGTATATGTTTATAGACATAATGCTCAGTCTACTATATCAGGTGGTCCTTCAACTACTACTGCGGACAACATTGTAACTGCCACATCTAACATTGAGATTCAAGGTAACCTAACTGCATTCCAGAAAGGTGACTTGGTTGCAATCTATGTAAGTGGTGCTGGTGCAGCAATCGAGGTTATTCAGATTACTGATGATCCTTACACAGGTGGTGGTGGAGAACTAATACTTCCAACAGCTACTAATGCTCAATATCCATCTGGAGGTAGAGGATTAGAAGGAACAACAGCACAAGCATTCTCGATAGGTGCTAATGTTGTTAAGTTAGACAAGTATGATAGAACTACTACATTATTACATGATGTACCTGCAACACAGGGTGATAGAGCAACTGCACTTAAGGCTAGAACACCTAACACAAGTGATATCAGACTTGAGATTACATTACGTGATGCTGATCTAATTGCTCCTAAACTTGATTATATAACATACGTCAGAATTGGAACTGAGTGGTTCATACCTGATAGTGTTGATGGTTCTAATGATATTAGCTTCGCTGTTAAGACTCCTAAGCAAATTAGAAATCCAAATACTATTGGTACTCCTTTAGTTGATCTATATGGTGGTGGTAAACTAACTGTTCACGATGACGTTGAGATATACAGTGGTAACCTCAGAATGTATGGTTCTGATGGTCAGACTCTGGTTATGTCTATCGCTAATGACGATGGCCACTCTGGAGACGGATCACTTGCTGATGCGAAGACATCAACTTCTGGACTAACATTACATGGTGGAGCTCAACTTGGTGGTGATCTTAAGATCAACTATGAGAACTGTCAGGCATTTGGTCTCTGCTCTGATGTAACAACATTTAAAGTTACTAATAGAGAAGGTAATGTATTCTTAGGTGAAGAGTACTATCAAGCAGGTAAGGTCTACGAGACTGAGACTGCATCCAAGACAATGTTCCACATTGATAACCTTGGATCTGCTGGAGTTGGTGGTACTGAAGGTGCTAAGGACTTTAGAATCTATCAGAACAACGCTATTGATTCATTTGGTATTGAGAAATACTGGACAGGAAATGGTGGTAGAAGACATACATATGTCGCATTCGATACTGCTACTGGTGTAGGACAGCAGATAGATAATCCACTACAGGTTAATAATAACTATCTTGTTAACTCCTCTTCTGGAAGTAACATAGTTCTATATCTACCAGATAATCCACAAACAGGTGATATGATTAGATTCGTTGAATTAAGTGGAAACTTAACATATAACACAAGTCTAATCATTAGAGCGAAGAAGATTAGTGGTATTGCCACTGCTATTCAGGGTGACGCAACTGGATCTAAGTTAGATGCAGGAAATGGTCAGTCTCTAGCAACAGCATGGGATTCAGGTGAATTGGTTATTCAGACACGCAATGCATCATTCGGACTAGTATTTGCTGGTACGGTTGACATTGAGGGATCTGCAAATTCAAGAACAATACCACCTGCACTACGCGGATGGTGGCTAATGGAGTTATAATCAATGACAGTACATTACGATTCACTAAAAAGTATGAGAACCGCCAAGATAGGAACTATCCTACCTTGGGGTGGTGATGGAGGAACTGGTTTCCTCGCATCCAATATACCTAAAGGTTGGATTGTTTGTGATGGATCTACACTACCTGCATCTGATTATCCATTATTAGCATCTGTTATTGGTGATACTTATGGAGGTGACATGACTGATGGTGGTGGTAATCATTATCAGTTCCCTTATATTGCTACAGCAGCAACATTTAGATTACCTCAGTTATCAGCAAGTGTATTGATGGACTTAGAGAGATTTCATCTTGATCAACCAGCATATCAAATGAATCAGGATGATGCTGCAACTGTTGTTGGTGATTTAGTTAGTGATTATGGTGAGACTACTATTATCTCTACCACATATGAGGCCACATCTGATATAGATTTTAGTCTTAACATAGCAGGTAATTTATATTTTAAATTTAGTGATATTACTCTACAAGCACCAGATTTCTTAGAAACTGTTCATACATTGAATCGTAAGTTGGGTATTAACCATACACCAGCACACGGTCACTCTGATACTATTCCATCTGTAAACCCAACTGATGTTGGTGTTATGAATTTTAGAACTGACTTAGGTATTACCATGACTGGTAGTGCTACTATTCATTGTAACGTAAGTAGAGGTCCAAATACTTGTGCTCTTGAAGAAGCACAACCTACAACATGGAGTAATGGTGCTACAAATTTAACATTTTATGGTGATGCTAACAAAGAACATACATTACCTATGATGGATTCATTTAGGGAATATGTTCAGGATAGCACAGGAAAGAACTATTGGAATAATGTCCCAGCTGGTGCATCCAACTGGAGAGGAACAAATAGAGGATCAGGTCAAGCAACAGAGACTTATACACAGACTGTATTTGGTAGGTATGATACTGCTGATATGGTTGATATAACTCCAGAAGATTCACATGCAACACCATGTCATACAGGTATGTTCCCAAGACCAATGGAGACTAGGAATAGACCTAACTTCTTTGGATATGATACAGGAGCACCTGTAAGAGCTGATGGATTGGTGGACGATCCAGAAACCTCACCAGTATTCACAGTTAATAGTGTTACTATTACTGCTAGTACTAACAAATTTCAGTTACCAGCAGGTACAGATATAAGAAGAGTATATGGTGATCCTACTGGTACACAAAATGTAGATTGGTGGTATCAATATGATATGATCACTCCGTTAATGTATATTGTTGATGCTGATAATGATCAGAAATATACATACTTAAGGGAGGGAACATGGGTACAAACCATTGAAGATATTGGTGGTGGTGTCTATGAAATTACATTAAACCAACAGACCCTTGCTAGTGGAACAAGAAATTTAGTATTCAAGAATGGTACTTGGCCAACAAGTATGAACTTGAGTGCTACTAACAAAGATCCATTAAACCAAGCCTTTAAATCGCATAATCATGGTAGTTTTGAAATTTCTCAAGGCATGGGATCTATGTCAGGGCCACCATCACACACTGCTAGTGATGCTGATGGATCAGCATTACAGGCAGATAGTCTTGAAAATGCTCTAAATATTTCTGCGGACGTAACTCAACCATCAGCAACTTGTACATTTCTCATTAAGGCATACTAATGACAGTACTATACGGAAAAGAAAAATCAAAGTATGGTAATCTTACAGGTCAAATAATTATTTGGCCAGTTGAGTATGAGGGACCGCCTGAAGAGACTAACAACGTTAGAAATTTACCAGCTGGATATTTAAGGTGTGATGGTACAATATATTATGCAGAGGATTATCCACAACTTGCTGCTATATTAGGAACAGGTGAACAGACTAAGTTTCTTAGAAAAAATCTTGATAATACTGCATTTGATTTTATAACAGATGATCAGTTCATGGTTCCTGACTTTG